GCATTGGTTGGTGTCGCGGGCGTTGAAATGCAGACTTCTGGTTCTGGATATCAAAATCCTGGAGTTGATGTAGAAACTGTCGTTCCTGATGACTGGACTGCACCAGATCTTTCTCAATACGGAGAAGAACTAGTAGATCCAGAACTCTGATAAATAACTAAAAATCGTAGCGAGTAATGGCTAAACAATCACTCGGTCTTGGAACCGCTGCTAATGATAATACTGGTGATACTCTTCGTGCTGGCGGCGATAAGATCAATGACAACTTTAATGAAATTTATGGTGCCATTGGTAACGGCACGAACCTCTCCATTAGTTTAACTAACCCTGCTAATGGACAGGTTCTTCGTTACAATGGAACGTCTTTCATACCATCTGATTATAGTAATCTAACGTCTGCCTTAGATGTTAATGGAAACTCGATTGTTTCCTCATCAAATGGTAATATTGCGTTGAACCCCAACGGAACGGGTGACGTTTTAATACAGGTTGGGAGCACTACTCACACTTTTGATGGTGCTACGGGAACAGCAGATTTTCCCTCAGCAATTAAGTATAAGAATGAATATGATGCATTAGGATCTGCTCCTGCTGCAGCAACTTATCCTGGATATTTCTTCACTGTTGATGGTGATGATAAACCGTATGTAAACATTAATATCACTGCTGGTGGTGTTGGTGATACTAGAGCATCTCTCCTGACTCAGTATTCTGGTATTGATGCCTTAGCAGATGTAGATACTACGACAGTAGCACCTACATCAAACCAAATCCTCAAGTGGAACGGATCTAATTGGACACCTGCGGATGAAACTGGTGGTGGTGGCGCTGCAACACAAAATATTTTTGCATCGGTTGCTGGTGATACAGGATCCACAACAGCAGATAGCACTAGTGATACGTTAACAATTGCTGGTGGAACAAATATTACAACTGCAGTTAGTGGAGATACTCTTACAGTTAACTTCAGTGGAACACTCACAACAACTCTAGCTGCTCTTACTGATACTGACGTTTCTGGTATCGTTCAGGGCGATTCATTATTCTATAATGGCACGAACTGGGTTCCTGTTCGTAGTCCTATCACTTGGTGGGAACTTACTGCACCTGATGCATCTGGTTACAACTTCACTGGACCAGGTTTTGCTGCAGCAACTGCAGATCCTGACCTATATGTGATGAGAGGAATGACATATGCATTTGATAACACTACAGGTGGTGCTCACCCCTTTAGAATTCAAAGCACTCAGGGTTTAAGTGGAACTCCGTATACCACAGGTCAAACTGGTAGCGGCACTACTGTTTTGTATTGGACTGTTCCTATGAACGCTCCTAGCACACTGTATTACCAGTGCACAATCCATGCTGCAATGCAAGGTCAAATCAACGTTGTAAGTTAATAAATGACAAGAACAGTTCCTGGATCTGGTGCCGTTATTGAGCCAATTTTTGACGAAGTATTTGGTGTTCGAGCGGTAGAAGTAACAAATGGAGGATCAGGTTACTCCGTTAGTGATCCCCCGCGTCTAACAATAACTGGGTGTGGCACTCCTGAAGTTGAAGCACTATTATATCCAATCATTGATTCAGATTCTGGTCGTATTATTCACGTCCGTGTTTTGGAAAGAGGAAGGGGATATGATCCTCTTAGACTACAGATTATTCCTGAGCAAGAAACTCCCAATGTAGTCACATCATTTGATATCAATCGAATTTGGCAGTCGCACCCCAATTCACAAACCGTTGGATCGTTTACAGGAACTACTGATAGACTTCGTATACAATCTGATAATCACCCTAAACCCACTTGGACTCAGGCAGAAGCAGCACCTGGTGGTGGTCCTTTAATTGATAGATCTTTTGATCAAACATTTGTTTATAGGGGTGGTAAGGATGTTCCTAATCCTGGTGAGCGTGCGGAACAAACGGATAAAGTCACAGGTATTTTAATAAACGGTGGGTTGTTACACACTCCTGAATGGGGTGTTGATGGTAATGTTGTTCCTGGTCATCAAATTGATACAGTAAAATATGATTATGTAAAAAATGCTGATCAATATGACGCAGTAACTGAAGGTAATGTTAGATATTATCAGTCAAACAAAGTAATTGATGAGTTTGAACTGACTAATGGTGTTTTTGACACAGGTAATTTGGAAGTTTTTACCTGGAATGTCAAGGTAGAACTTGATAATATTATGTTGAATGTTACTGATGTTGATGAAACATTGGGATCAGTTGAAGTTGGTAGAATTGTTGATGAAGTTCAGGGTAATGCTAGAGGCACAATTGCTAAGGTTGTTAGAAATTCTCAAAATGTAGTTACTAGAGTATATCTTAGATTAGTTTCTACAGGTGCATCTTTTTCTGAGAATGACGTATGTTTGGGATCAAATGGATTTAACTTCACTATTAGTGGTGAACCTAGAACTTTCCCGACTGGTATTTTCTATATTGATTTTGGTCCAGAAGCAGAAGAGTTTGGACCTTTTGTTCCTGGACAGTATTACTTCGCACCTGAAAATATTCAGGTTCAAAGAAATTATCTGATTATTTGGAATCAATCTGATTCTAGTAATTCACAGGGGACTCTTGGTCATCCAATGCGTTTTAGCACAACTCAAGATGGACCTCTGAATCAGAATCCTGGAACTCTGTATTATAAGAGCACTGGTGTAACTGAGGCACCTGCTGCTGATTATGAAAATCCATATCGAGCGATTTTCATCATGAATGCAGATGAGTCTGCACGCATTTATTATCATTGTGCTCATCACAGATATATGTCTGGATTTGAGGGTGATGAAGGATATATGATCTTCAATCCAGAACTTGAAGACGAAGAACCCGAAAATAATTATTACGTTAGAAATTTCTATCAATCGGATGCAAATGATCCTAATACGATTGATAGATCACGTCATACTGATGGGCACTCCAAAATTCTTGGTATGTCTTTTGACGGTTATCCGATTTATGGACCGTATGGATATAACTCTAGTGGTGCTGCTGCTAGAGAAGTATCATCTTATAGACTTAGAACTACAACAGAATTAGCTGGTAATAGACCACAAGTCAATACTATAAGCACTGTCACTTATGCAGTCACTATTGCTAATGGTCAATTCCAGTTCGATGGATCACGTCCAGCATTCTTAGAACTCAATAGAGGAAAGACTTACATTTTCAATCAGACTGATGCGTCTAATGATAGTCAGATGCTTCTGATTGGCACTTCTGATGATGGATGGCATGGTATTGATCCTGTTATTATCGGAAATACTGCTAATTTATTTGCTGGTAGTGGTGTTGATTATCGTATTGATGGGTCTTCAGTTTCATATCAGGCATATTTGTCTGGATTCAATTTAGCAACTACTCGTGAGCTCAGATTTACTGTTCCTGTTGATGCTCCTGCAGCTCTGTATTTGTTTGCATATACTTCAGCAGGTCTTGGTCTCAGAACAGTTCAGGAAGGTTATGTTCTTGGAGATTTAGTTGGTGATTACATTTATGATTCTAGTGTGGGAACACTGGATGAATATAATGGTAAGTTTGATGTAACACCAGACTATCCTAATGGCACTTATGCATATTACATGACTGAGGATGGCAGTGGTGATCCTGCTTATCCTTATGCGATTGGTCCGAAATATTATGGTGTTCCTTTATTTGAAGGTGATACTGTTCCTTCTTTACCTGAAGTATTCCCATCACTAGCAACTGGTGATGTCATCTTGAATACTGATGGCACAGTTTCTTACATCAAGATGACTAAGAAAGGCGATAATTATTTTGGTTCTGCAAAAGCAAAAATTCTTGGTGGACAAGGAACTGGAGCAACAGGAACACCTATTGTTCAAACAGTCACTGGTTTGTCTCTTGTCGGAGAAGGTAGAGAATATGCAACTCCACCAACTCTTATTTTTGAAGGTGGTGGTGGACAAGGTGCTCAAGGTGCTGCTGAAATTGACACTCTTGGTAAAGTTACCTCTATTAACGTTGTAGACGATGGTGAGTTTTATCAAGAACCCCCATATATTTTAATTACTGGTGGCGGCGGTATTGGTGCTAAAGCCGTAGCAACAGTTGATCAAGGTGCTGTTACAGGAATTACTGTTACTGATCCTGGTCAAGGATATACAACTCCACCAAATATTATCTTTACTAAGTTAGTAAACCTTAAGCGTAAGGCGAGTGCTCGTCAAGCACTAAACTCGACTACAATTTATCTCACAGGTCTGGCTAAGAATGTTGGTGCATCTGATTCAGAGATTTTTGTAGATTCTACAGATGCTTTCCCTGGTTCGGGCACAATCATTCTGAATACAGAAACAATTAATTATACTTCCAAATCTACAGGTAAGTTTTCTGGTCTTACCAGAGGTGTTAACTTTAACTATGATCAGCGTGTTATCTTAGATGATGGTCAAAATGATGCTTCTGGCGCTTCAACTTATAAATTCAATGTTGGTGACCGAGTAATTCGTAGAGTTGAAAACCAGAATAACAAGATTGCTAAAGTATATGACTGGAATCCTAATACTAGAGAACTTCTGGTTGTCTTTGAAGTTGATGAATTAGCATTTATTGATGGTGGTAGACCCTCAACCGAAGATGCTATCGTTCAGTTTGATGCTGGCGTTGCTGCAAGTTCTGGAGCAGGAGTTCTTCCTCACGTTACTGAAGCAAACGTAGGAAGTTCGATTACAACTTTGACAGTTCCTATCGGAACTATTGCTGATACTAGATTTGAAGATAATGATGAACAAGATGGCGCTGGTGATGGTATTGCTGATCTGGTAAATACTGGAACAGACTTTGAAAACCAAATCAATCTTGATGGTGGTATCTTCAGTTCTCTCTATGGTATTGAAGAAACTCAAGGTGGACAAAACACCACTCTATTCCAAGTTGGCGATAGTATTAAAGATGGTAGCATTCCGTTCAAATTTGCCACTGTATCTACTGCTGGTGCACTGAGTGATGGTGTTGAACATAATGCATCTATGAAGATTTTCTTAGATGCTGCAAATGCTAATGGTCAAAACTTTAGTGTTAATGAAATCGTTACTGGTTCTGTTTCTGGTGTTCGTGGAACAGTTGTTTCTTGGGATGCTGCTGAAAGTTCAGTAATTGTTCAGGATGTTGTTCCATATAACACAGGAAATATTAACGTTGGTATTGCTGGTGTTCTGTATGAGTTCTCTCATAACAGCACAATCGTTGACTTCTTAGTTCAGCAAGCAGGAACAAACTATAGCGCAACTCCTACAGTTGCAATTGAAAATACTGGAGATATTCAGGCAACGGCAACTGTTAATATGACGACAGCAGGTGACCAGGTTGCATCACTTACTATTACAAATGGTGGATATGGAATTCCTCAAACTATTGATGGAACTTACAATCTTCACCCAACGGTTACATTTACTAATGATGCTGGAGATACAACAGGTTCTGGTGCTTCTGCACAAGCAATTCTTGGTGGAGAAGACTTGGTAGGAAACGGCGGTGCCCGTTATAGAATCAAGAGAATTGAGTATCAAGCAATCGTTCGTTCGTAACCTTCATAAATAAACAAGAGGACAATAATCCCTTAGGAAATGGCAGCTCTATTAACTGATCAATTTAGGATTTTTTCTGCGAAAAAATTCATTAAAGCACTGGAAGGTCCTGACGCAACCCAGAGTGATGACGCTGCAGGAGCGTCGCGAGACCGTGCATATTTGTTCATTGGAAGACCTCAATCTTGGGACAATGAAAACTCGCCTCCACAGGCAGTTGATTCATTTTCCGAGTTCTCAGGTTCTTACGATGATATGATTTCGCTAAAGCGAGTCTTAGCATCTGATACGGTTCAGGTGGTTCGTCGTATTGATTGGGTTTCTCCTGAAGAAACTACTGGTGGACTTGGTTTCACCTATGACATGTATCGTCATGATTATTCTCCTAGTAAAACCGCTGCCTCTGGTGCTACTAAACTATATGATTCTGACTTCTATGTTGTGAATTCACAATATCAGGTCTATAAGTGCATTTATAATGGAACTTCACCTTCCGATCCTAATGGTAAACCTTCTACAGTTGAGCCTACTGGCACTTCCACTAGCATCATTACTACTGGTGATGGATATCGTTGGAAATACATGTATACCATCCCTGTCGCATCAGTTCTTAAGTTTTTCTCCAACGATTACATGCCAGTCTTTACAAATGACTCGGTAAAAACAAATGCAGTTGCTGGCGAAATTGATACTGTTGTTATCAATGCTGCAGGTTCTGGTTATAACAACGGCACCTACGACAACGTTGCTATCAACGGTGATGGCACTGGTGGTCGTGTTTCTATCGTTGTTGACGGTGGTAAAATTATCTCAGCGACGGTAACTTCTGGTGGCACAGGATACACCTTCGGTAAGATTAGTGTTGATAGTGTCACAGGTATCGGCACAGGCACAGGTGGTCAGGTTGATGTTATCATTCCTCCTCCGAATGGTCATGGTGCAGATGCAGTTGTTGAACTTGGCGCTTTCCGTGTCATGATCAACGCAAAACTTTCATATGATGAGGGTGCTGGTGATTTCCCTATTGATAACGATTATCGTCGTATTGGTCTTATTACCAATCCGCTGAAGTTTGGAACAGAAGAACTTATTTCTGACTTGACAGTTTCTGCTACAAAGGCAGTTATTTTCTCTCCTACATTCCAAGGTAATTATGTGCCTGATGAAATTATCACTCAAACTAGAGTTGTTGGCGGAACCAACGTCACTGCTCGTGGTAGAGTCATTTCTTGGAATGCTACAACGAAAGTTCTGAAGTATTATCAGAACGCAGTTGATGGTATCTTCCCTGAAGTTACTGGAACACAGAATGAATTTGATGGTTCTAATGTCATCAATGGTGCAACTTCTGGTGCTGCTGGTCAACCAGATGTTAATTTCCCCGCCGTCCCGAACTCTTCTTCTAGAACAATCAACAATACCGAGTATGACTTGGGTATGAAGTTCAACAATGGATATTCAAAACCCGAAATTAAGTCAAACAGCGGTCAAGTTGTTTATATAGATAATAGAAGAGCAATCAGTCGTGCGAACGACCAGGTAGAAGATATTAAAATCGTAATCGAGTTCTAATGGCACAAAATACCAATTTAAACGTCACACCTTATTACGACGACTTCGATAAGGATAAGAATTTTTATCGAGTGCTGTTCCGCCCTGGATTCCCCATTCAGGCGAGGGAACTTACTACGATGCAGAGCGTCATGCAGAATCAGGTCGAGAACGTGGGTTCTCACCTATTCAAAGATGGTGCAATGGTTATCCCAGGTCAGGTAGGTTATGACCTGAATGTTGATGCCATCATGCTTCAGGAATCTTTCTTGGGTGCTGATGTTGAACAATATAGAACCCAGTTAGAAGGTAAAATCATCACTGGTTTGACCTCAGGTGTTAAGGCAAAGGTTCTGTTTAGTATTTCGGAAGCGAGTTCCGAAAAAGGTTATATTACACTTTACGTTAAGTATATTGAGTCTGGTGGTGATACTCAGACCCAACAAACATTTACAAATAACGAGCAGTTGATCACCGATAAGGAGATCACCTTTGGAACAACTCTTATTGAGATTGGTTCTCCTTTTGCACAATTGCTGCCTACTGCTGCAATTCAAACAGGTTCTGCTGCTTATGTTCAAGAAGGTGTTTACTTTATCCGAGGGTTCTTTGTAGACGTTCCCTATCAGTATATCCTTCTCGATCAATATGGAACGTCCCCTGCATACAGAATTGGACTCGAAATTCTTGAGTCTATTATCACCCCAGAAGACGACCTTAGTCTTAACGATAACGCTGCTGGAACATCTAACTATGCTGCTCCTGGTGCTCATAGATTTAGAATCACAACCAATCTGATCAAAAAACTTCTTACCGACGAAGCAGATAAAGACTTTATCGAACTGCTTCGTATCAATGGTAATAAAATTGAAAAACTAGTTGATCGTAGCGCGTATGATGAACTAGAAAAGTCACTTGCTCTCAGAACATTTGAAGAGTCTGGTAACTATGTTGTTAATGATTTCCAGATCACCAATAGAGAAAACCTCAACGATGGTTTTAATAATGGTGTTTATGATTCTGGTGAGACAACAGCACAGGGCAATACTGCTACTAGCGAAAAGTATGCAGTTGAGTTTGGTCCTGGCACTGCATATGTAAGAGGTTACAGAATTAAAACTCTGTCTCCAAAGTATGTTGATCTTGATAAACCAAGATCTACTAATAGTGCTCAAAACACTATTATTCCGTTTGAACTTGGTAATTACTCAACCGTTGATAACGTTTATGGATTTTTAAACGTTTCTGGTTCTACAATTACCAATGCATATCAAACTTTAGAACTCCGTGATAGATTTACGGCAACACCTGGAGATGCTGTAGGTAATCTGATTGGATATGCTCGTGTTGCTTCTATTGAGCACGTCCAAGATCCAGATACCACATTTGGTAATACTGATGATAGATATCGTTTGCACGTCTTTGATGTGCAGATGTTTACTATTCTGAAATTGTCATCTAACCAAACAGTTGCTGCTGGTTCTGTCATCGTTGGTAAAACTTCTGGTGCTAGAGGTTTCATTGTAAATGCTGTTTCTAACGGTGATGATTTTGAACTCTATCAAGTAGAAGGTGAGTTCCAAAAAGGTGAAATGGTCACTGTTGATGGTCTTGATCAAGATACTATTGCCGAAACGTATACTTATCAATATTCGGATTCTCGTCAAGTTCTTTCTAGAGATGAAACTACAAATGCTGTAGAATTTACTTCTGATATTGTTTTGGATGATCTGGAGCAACTTCAGGGTGCAACATTTACTTATGATGCTACAGGTGGTTCCGAAGATATCACTGGTTTGAACTCTAACTTCTCTGCCGATCTTAGAGCAGGAGATAGAATTTATTTCAATAATACTCAATATGTTGATGTTGATTATGTAGATCCTACAAACCTTTCTTCTTCTAATCCTTCAACCATCTTCAACTTTGCAAATCAAACTGTTAATGTAACCCCTGGTGCTGGTGGTGCTGCTCCTAGTGCAGGAACATACACTGTTCTGATTCGTTATCGTGCCAAATTGAGTGAAACTAACGAAGCAACTTTGCTTGAGCAAATGCCTCGTCCTTATGTTAAGAGCATTTCTGACGAATCTATGATTGTCAGAAGAACTTTTGACGCACAAACTGTGGCTTCTAACTCTATCTCTATTACATTGCCAGAGAATGAGCAATTTGAAGCACTGTCTAATGCAAACTACACATTCACTGTTCTTGCAGGAACAAATGGCACTTACCCTGTAGGGGATCAAATTCCTATTGATACTACTACCAGTAGTAATCTGGGTTACACCACGTTTACATCTTCGGATAGAACTACTATCCAGATGGATAACCTTACGAATATTACTTCTGTAAAGGTTACTGCATCTATCTCTAAGAACGTAACTCAGAGGAAGACCAAATCTCCTCAGAAGATGTTTGTTCTGAAAGCAAACAAAACTATTAATAATCTTGATAAACAGAATTATGGTTTAGCATATTCTGGTCTGTATGGCACAAGAATTCAAGATAGAGATCTTTCTTTAGGTCTTGCAGATGCATATAAGATTCATGCTGTATATGAATCTCTGGATGATAATGATCCAGTCATTCCTTCGATTACTTTAGTTGAACCTACCTTCTTTGCTACAGGAACTATTGTTACTGGTAAGACATCTAAGGCAAGAGCAAGAGTTGTAGATTTCAACTCCAGTAGCTTAAAACTGACAATTGTTTACTTGACGGGTGAATTTATTACTGGTGAAACTGTAGAAGGTAAAGATAGTAATGACACTAATATTAGTGGTATTATTAACGACTCTGAGGGATCTATTATTAAAGGATCTAAAGTCATTACAGATCGCTATGATCTGATTTCTGGTCAGACCGATTTCATTTATGGTGTTTCTAGAATTGTTCGTAGAAGTGGCGTCGCAACACCAATCAGAAAAATAAAAATTGTTTTAGATTATTACACTCACTCAGCAACTGGTGATTACTTCGGTGGTCAATCCTATCTGGATACGAGCTATGATGATATCCCCCTTTATAATAATAAGTTCTTACCAGATTATCTTGACTTCCGTCCTGGTGTTAAGAACCTTTATAGTGGAACAGGAACAGTTTCTTCTCCTGCATTTGTAAATTGTTCTACGTTTGACTTTAAGTCGCGAGTATTCCCAACAACAGGAACACCTGCAGCAACTCTCTTTGATATTCCTAAAGTAAATAGCGACTTCCGTTGCGACTTTGATTGGTATCTGCCTAGAATCGATAAGATTTATCTGCTTCCTAATGGCGAATTCCAAATCATCAAAGGTAAAGCGGAAGAAGATCCTAAGGAACCTGATGATCTTCAGGATGGTATGCTTTTAGCAACCATGCTTCATGCACCATATGGTTTTGATCCTGTTGAAGACGTTATTGTTATTAGGTCTGAAAACAGACGCTATACGATGCGTGACATCGGTAAACTTGAAACAAGAATCAATCAAGTTGAGTATTACACTTCACTGAACATGTTGGAGTCGGATACTTTCAATACTGAAATTACCGATGCTTCTGGTAAGAGTAGACTTAAGAATGGATTTATTGTTGATGATTTTACTGATCACTCTAAGTCTCAAACTTTCAATCCAGACTTTAAGGCATCTCTCGATTATACTGAGGGGTCATGTCATCCGTCACACTATACAACTAACTGCTCATTGATTATCAATGAGTCTCTCTCAACTAACTATCAGAAGACTGGTCCTCTGATTACTCTTCCATATACTGAAGAGAAATTAATCGAACAACCATATGCTTCTCGTGTTGAAAACGTCAACCCATTTAACGTTTTTGCATACATTGGTCGTATTGATCTTGTTCCTGCATCTGATGACTGGGTAGATACAAATCGCCTTCCAGTTCGTGTTACCAACATTGAAGGTGACTTTAGATCAACTCAGGATAGACTGAGTGTTGATCAGAATGGTTTTGCTCCTATTCAGTGGAATGCGTGGAGAACTAATTGGAGTGGCACTTCTACTTCAGCTAGAACTTGGAGATCTCGTCGTCGTTCTAATTGGGGTCGTGGTCTTGCTATTGATGCGTCAGTAACCACCACAACAACGTCACGACAGACTCGAAGTGGTATCCGAACCAGAGTTGTTCCGAGAATTGATCGCAGATCTCTTGGTGATAGCACAATTTCTTCCACAACAATCCCCTGGATTCGTTCTAGAAACATCGAAGTTTCTGTTGTAAGAATGAAGCCTAGAACTACTTTCTATGGTTTCTTCGATGGTCAGAAGATTGCCGATTATATGATTCCTAAGATCATTGAGGTTATCAAGAATCCTTCTACTGATAGTAGAACAAACTCTACACCTTTTGTTATTGGTGAAACTGTTACTGGTCAAACTTCTGGTGCAAAACTGAAGATTGCTGCACCGAATGATTACTATAAGTTTAATCCTTATACCGATGCAGACATGCCAACGTCGTATTCTTCTACGACAGATTTTATCAACATTGACACCGAATCTCTTGCTGCTCAAGCAGTAGGTTCATTCTACGGTAATATTCAAGTTGGTGAAGTTTTAGTTGCAGCATCTGGTGCAACTGCAGTTGTAAAGGATCGTCGTCTTTTGACTGATAGACTGGGGCAGTGGAAAGGTTCATTCTTTATTCCCGCACCACAGGTTGATACTAATCCTCGTTGGTCCACAGGAACCAGAACTCTTAGACTCACAACTAATGAGAATGATTCTAGAACTGCAGGCACTGTTGCATCTGCAGCAGAAGTCGAGTATCAGGCAGCAGGCACACTGAACACAGTTCAGGAAAATGTTCTTGCAATTAGAAATGCTGATCTTGTTCGTGATACAGTTACACAAGATCGCACAGTTTCTTCTACAAGAACTGAAACCCGTCAGGTTGGTTGGTGGGATCCTCTTGCACAATCTTTCTTGATTGACGAAGAAGGTGGTTCATTCCTTACATCTGTTGATATTTACTTCAACGCTAAGGATGCTAATATTCCCATCTCAATGCAGATCAGAACCATGGAAAATGGTTATCCTACGACTGCTATTCTTCCTTTCTCTGATACTACATTGAATCCTGAGGATGTTCAGATTTCTGAGACTGGTGCGGTTGCAACTAGATTTACTTTTAGAGCACCTGTATACATTCCTCAGTCTATTGAACATTGTTTCGTTCTCTTCTCTGACTCTAACGAATATCAGGTTTGGATCTCTCGTATGGGCGAACTGGATATCTCTGGTGACAGAACGATCTCCGAACAACCCTATGCTGGTGTCTTGTTCAAGTCGCAGAACGCAACTACTTGGACTGCTGACCAATATGAGGACATGAAGTTTGTTGTCAACAGAGCAAGATTTGATAATACTGGTGCTACTAGAATTACGTTAAATAATGCTCCTCTTGATGTTGGTAATAATGGTAGAATTCGTTTGGCAAATGATGCTATTCAAACGTTCCAACCAGAACTTCAATTAGTATTGAATTCCACTACTCTTCCTTATACTATTGGTGCTAGAATTTATCAAAAGACTACCCTTGCAGAAGGCACTATTGTTGGTGTTGCTTCTAGCACATCAGGCGTTCTTCTGACAATCAATGATATCTCTGGAACATGGGCAGCAGGTTCTAACACTGGTGGTGTTATTACTAATCGTGTTGTATCGTCTAAAACAACTGCAACTATGGTTGTGAGTGGTGCATCGGGAGACTTTACTGTTGGTGAAACCATCACAGGTAATAGTTCTACAGCACCCACTGCTGAAGTTGTAACTTGGACTAGTGGCACTAATACTTTAACACTGAAGTTTGTCTCTACTGATTTCACCCCATCAACTGAGACAATTACTGGTGGTGGTTCTACTACAACAGCAACTGTATCTTCCGTCACTTATTCTGGAGATGCTATCGAATCTTCTGCTGTTAGTGATTCGTATCCTTCCACAACTCCGACATATACAACGTCGCAGAGAAAGGTTAGAGTTTCGCATTCCAACCATGGTATGCATGACTTAGATAACAATGTTATTATTGAAGGAATTACATCTGAAGTCACTGATACTTATTTGACATCTGCTATTTCTGCTTCAGATACTAGTATCAATGTTAATGATGCAACAGCGTTCCATACAACCATCAATGGTGCAGCAATCTCTGCATCTAACCTTGGATACATTAAGATTAATGATGAAATCATGTCTTATAGTGCAATCAGTTCTAATGGTAAAACAATTACTGTTAACGAAAGAGGACTTGATGGAACAACTGCTGTAGCACATGCTGATGATACTGTTGTTAAATGCTACAACCTCGATGGTATTCCTCTGATTGAGTTGAATAAAACTCACTCGGGTATCTTGAATCCCACTCTTGACAGTTATGATCTCCAAACAAGTTCTATTGCTCGTTTGGGTATTAGATCTGGCGGAGCAGGTATCATTGCAACTCAGAACGTTCAATATGAGATTCTGGTTCCTCAGATTCAGAGAATGCTTCTGCCTAAGACTGACATGACTGCAAGAGTTCAGACAATCACTGGAACTTCTATTAATGACGGTCAAACATTGTCTCAGAATTCGTTCAGTAATACTGGTGAGTTCTATGATGTCAATCTTTCTGAAGATAACTACTTTACCAGCCCTCAATTGATTTGTTCTACAATTAACGAATCTTCCGAGTTGAATGGTGATAAGTCCTTTAGAATGGACCTGACTCTCTCTAGCACATCTACGACAGTTTCCCCTGTTATGGATACTGATAGAATGTCTATCACGACTGTTAGCAACAGAATCAATAGTCCTTCTGATCCAAATACTGCTCTGAGTTCGTTTGGTGATGAGCACTCCGCTATTTACATCACTAAAGTTGCAGAACTTGTTAATCCTTCTTCTGCTATCAAACTAATTTTTGCAGGAAACCGTCCTCCGAACACTACGATTAAACCTCTATATAGAGTGTTGCCTGTAGGTTCTACCGAAGCTCTTGAGGATAGAGGATTTGAGTTCTTCCCAACTTCAGATGCTACTATTCCTGGAACAACG